TTCCGATCTCACCAAAATTGGTTGTAGATGTAGCATTATTATTTGATACGTTAAAATTGGTAGATGCTGCCGCCCCAGCATTGGTATTTTGCAATACCATTTGGTTATATGCATTTTGACTAGATGCAAAAGAAGCAAGAATGTTGCTGTCGCTATATCCTAAAGTTCCGTACGCAATAGCCCCAGCCGTGCTGCTTGCTGTAGTTGATGCCGTAGCATATAAAGTTGGAACTGAAACAATACCAGTAGCATCTTGATTTACTGAACGCTCAGATGGGTATGTAACAAATACGGTTGATGTACCTGTTAATGATATTGGTGATGTATTACCCGCTGAGTTTGAAAGAACTGTTGTACGAGCAAGTGTTGGGCCAGTTGTTGAATACGTGCCAATACCCACTTCCCATGCCGCACCACTTGTGATGCAGTAATAGGTTGTGTTTCCATTACCAACTACGGCAAAAGACTGATACCCAGAAACAGCACCGGCAAGAGTTATAGTCCCTGTACCGGTGGTTGCTGTAGTCTCTTGAACCCGATCATACAGCGCCAGAGCCATTTAGGACTCCTTAGCTTGTAGCTGTTGTACTGTATGTAACGCTTACTGTATCGCCTGCTGTAACTGCTTTAGCAACAGAGAAGTTTCCTTCTGAATACAAAGTACCTGCAGTTGAACTTTGAGTATTAACTGCACCAGAACCTGTAACCAAGAAGCAACCATAAACAGTACCGCCAGCACCAGTAATGGTGTAAGTAATTGCGGTTGCTGTTGAAGAAGTTACGTTAGAAGGTGTTGTGCCAGTAGATGTAGCCGCTGCAAATACGGCAGTACCACGAACAGCAGAACCACCAACTGTATAGTTAATAAATTCAGCAGCGTTAGTAGTTACCAAAGTAGTCATGGTATCGGTAGCAACTGGGGTTAAACTTACTTTAGTCAAACCTAAAAATGGTCCAACAACAGAATAAGAAGAACCTCTTAAAAGAGTATTTAACATTAACTCTTTACCACCTTGAACAACTAAGTTTGGAAACTCATCTGTCCATTTTAAATTGCCTTGGGCATCACGACATTCGACATGGTAAAAACCATCAACGCCCATACCTTCTGGAATAACAGCGTTTGCCTGCAGTGTAGCTACTGCCTTGTCGCCAAAGTTTGATAATTCATTTTGCATAATTGCTCCTTAATTGGTAAATCTAATAATGGCGTTGGTCGATGTCGCCGTTGGGAAAGTAACCGTAAATGTTCCAGCAGCCGTATTCGTTTTATCTGATCCAAAGTCTAAAACGGCTACAGCCGCATTTGTATTGCTATTATAAATTAATGCGCACCTAGCCGTAAAGCTAGCTGGATTCCAAACCACATTGGCAAAGCTAATATAAGCCACGCTGTTGTTAAAGTCTGAAATTGGGGTTTGGCTGATAGTTAAAACCTTACCGCCTGTTGTATAACCTGTGCCTACTATTTCGTTCTGAGTGGTGTACACAAGGGTGGAATTGTTTAAGTTAGCCAGCCCTGTGTATAGGGCGATCTTGTAGGTATAGGGCGTGCCTGTATTAAAGTTCTCAAGCCCGCTAAGAACGTTTTGGTAGAAGATGGTGCACTGCCCTTGTTGAATAGACATTAGGAGCCTCTACCGCTTACATTTAGCTTGGTCTGACCATCACGATAAGCATCACCACGCTCAAGGCCATCGCCCAGACGCTTAGCAAGACCAAGTGCTTCCTGATATTTATCTTCATAGTATTTAACCAAATCCGCTTCGCCCTTCATAAAGAGCATGGCTTCCCGCATCGCACCATAGAGCAGTATAGGATCAAAGTTATCGCCAAGCCAGCTATGTCCGTCTGTATTAGAAACCGTGTTTACCGTAACCGCAAAGCCAGAACCTGAACCGCCAAGGTAGGTATTAGATACGCCTAAGCTATCGCCAACAACATAGAACTGACCACCGTTATCAATAGTGATAGCAGACACAATACCGCCAGATACAGTGATAGTAGCTGTAATACCTGTACCAGAACCGCCAGTCAAAGGCACGCCTTCGTAAGTGCCGTTAACATAACCAGAACCCGGGGTAGCTTGGAAACCTGACAAAACAGTTACTAAACCCTGAACAATGGTTGCTGGATAGTAGAAGTAGTGCAGTTCTGTAGAATAGCTTTGGTCTGGAGTAGGTCCGAGAATGCAAGACAACTCGTTCATGTTATTGATTTGTGAACCAAAAATAGAATAGTATTTAGGCAAACCAGTGTCAGTATTAGGGTTTGGGTATGACTCACGTATAAAGTTAACGTCTTTGTTTAACAAATAAACGTAGTTGCCAGACCCATCAATTACCGCGATAGAATACGTAGCCAGCCAGTCCATAGGCAGAGACAAGTATTTGTTACCAGAAGTCAACGTTCCCGTCACATTTTTGCGTAGTGATGGGAAATTAATGTTGTTGTAGATGCGCTCTTCCGCTTGCTGAACAAACGTAGGAATGTTGGCAACAAACAGCGCCTCAGTATTTTCTGAGTAATCTTGTATCGCTTGGTATAGCTGTACGTAATTCATTAGGGTTTACCCTTAAGCCATCGGTCCGTAAGACGTCTTGCCTTTAGTTTGTGCTTTACCGCCGCGCATTTGAATACCGGTAGTTTTGATTGGCTTGTAGTTGCCTTTGCTAACAGTACCTACAGAAATATTGGCTTGCTTTAAATACTCTGCGCCGGTTTCGTTAGACATAGCAGGCAACTCATTACCAACTTTTTTACCGCTCATTGTGTGTGGTTGAGCGTAAGTCTCAGCCGGTTTGTTATTAATCGCCATGATTACTTACCTCTTTGAGCTGCTACTTTAGCCATGTTACGACCCATAGACTTCATGTTTTCATTAGTCTTGCCGCCCTTACCTTTGATCTCTTTAGTAATGCCGACGTTTGGACCTGAGTCACCTAGGTTTCTACCTTTAGTATTACCCTTTTTTGTAATGCCGTTTGCTCCGCTTTTAAAAGTCATTTTCTACTCCTAGTTAATTGTTACGTTACCAACTTGCCCTTGTGTTACTAAATAATTGGGCGTTTCACCAAAATCGTAATGCTGCCCTACCGGGTTCCAACTCCACTGTATAACTCGACTACCTCCAGCCGGTACACCAAAAGACTGCACGGTGTTGTTATTAGCTGCAGTATTTAGCTGTAAGCCGTCAAACCCTGACTGGTAGTAACTGTTATCCCTGCGTGGTTCCCGAACGGCTTGTGGGTCGTTAACAGGATACATACCCAATTGTAACTGAGGATGGTCAGGATCCCAACAGGTGTTACAAACTTTAATCTTATACGGCTTGGTCTTAATAATCTCTGTTTTTAAATCTACCAACTTAAACCGAAAATCACACCTATCGCACTGGGCAATTGCAAATTTGCCAGAACTAAACTTATTAGGCATTATGCACCCCCGATATACTGCCTACGAGGTACCCAACGAACTGGGGCAGTTTCACGATCTTCAGCTGCAGCTAAATCAAATTGTTGTTCATAATCAGCTTTTAAACCCATTGCACGTTGTGGGTCCATATTTGGTAGCTTTAAAGATAGATAGTAAGCCAGACCAGCGACCATACAAGGAATAAAGCGGAACGGAATATCTTGAATATTAACGCCGTTACCTGCATCTTGAATACGACGTAAGCGCCAATAGACAAACTGATAGTACGGTTGCGAAGCTGAACCCTGATCTGGAGTAGGCCAGACGTTTACGTTAGGTAGCTGTGGTACGTAGACTTTAGCCCCTGCTGTGTGCCCTGCCGCTGTTGTGTTGTTCTGCGCACGTACACAGTTGTTTAACGTGCAAGTAGTCGTTGTGTTGACTTGAGCATACTGATAATAAATAACTTCTGAATCCAACTGAATAAATCCGGTGCTTGCTAAGTTAGCAACGCCAGAGCCAGTTAAGTTAATTGTTGTCGCTGTGCTCGAGATGTCTGCCGCTAATGTGCAGGCTCCGTCATTTGTATCGCCAGTTAAACGCTGGAACCAAACTTGAATTGGTCGACCTTGCGCTAGTTTATTTGGGATAGTGGCGTATGTTGAAACGCTGATGCGGCTGATGTTAATGTCAGTCTGGTTTGCTTGGCTGTTAATGTTTGTACGGATCTGGTGCTCTAAGAGGTCAATAGTATCGGAAGGGACTGGGTATGATGCTTGGCCCTGTACCATGTTAATAACACCTTGCTCGATAGTCCATAGATTGATGCCTCTATTAGCCCACTCAATTGTCAACAAATTCAAACTTCTTCTTGCGGTTCTAAAGTCATAGCCCGAGCGCAACTCAGAGCCGCAGCGCTCAAACGCCTCTTCAATAAGATCGTTTAGATCTAAATTAAAACCTGTAGTACCGGTTGTATAAGCCATTTAGTTTTTTGCTTTCAATATTGCAATTTCTTCACGCAATTTTTTTATTTCTGCATCACGTTCATCTAGCTTTCGCATAAGACTCACGCTTGTATCTGCCCACATCGCCATATCTCTGACACGCTCTTTGTGGTCTTCCAACATCATGTTATACAAGCGCTCAGATGCTTCGATCTGAGTTTGCATGAAGTCTTTCACTTTTTCAAACCTTTCAAGGTTTCCGCAAGCCTAGCCCGCTTACCCATCTTGCCGGGTTTCTTTGCAGCTGCGGCTAGTTTGCTTGACGGAATCTTTTTGTCTTTAGCAACACCTAGCGACGCCTTTAAAGCACCGGGTTTTTTAATCGCTTTTTGTATCCACTTCTCAGCCATTTTAAATTTTCCTATACGCTTTTGTTTTTTGTTTAACGCCTTTTGGTTGTGCTACAAACTGCTTTCCTTTTGCTTTTCCTGCACGTTTAGCACGTGTAGTTGCTGCATATTCTTGTGGACTTAAAGCTTTAATTGCTTTTTCCGGTAAGTATCTTTCTCCAGTTTCAGAAGATTTTTTACCAGATTTAGTTCTCCACTTTTGCTCACCCCAAGCCTTTAAAGACTGTTGAGGTTTTGCAAGACTACTCATTTGTATCCTCCACCAGCAGCTTTATATTTCTTAGCTACTAACTGTGCTTTACGAGCCGACCACTGACCTGCGCCAGTACCTTGTGTTGCAGCAGCTTTAACTTGAGAAACAATCCGCTTGCGCATCTCCGGTTTGGTGTAATTACCAGCAGCATTAACCTTACCGCCATCCTTTAAAAGAACAGCGCTTTTAGTAGCTTTAGGCTCTTTGGCAGGGTTAATAATACCCATGCCACGACTGGCTTTCATTACTTACCTTTTTTACCGTACATCCCACCACCGCACATCTTAGCAACAGCTTCGTGATGAGCCATGTGTCCAGCTTTATGCTCGGCAATCATGTCGTGTTGAGCCATATGACCAGCGCTGTGTTTTTTCATAGCAGCGTCGTGGCTTTCAAATTGAGGAAATTTCTCAACGTCTTTAGACATTGTTTTTGGTCCCATAACTTCTTTCATAGCATTTTTCCTTTGGTTTTACCTTTAGATTCACAACCATGACCCTTTACAGAGCCACCTTTTTTAAGAGTAAGTTTAGTACCCTTGCCACCTTTGTGTTCTTGAGCATCATGCTCTTTGAACGCTTTCTTAATCATGGCGACGTCTTGTTTTTTATCCATCGCCATATCTTCTTTCATATCGCTTTTCATCATGCCACCTTTTTTAAATTTCTTGCCTTTATCGGCTTTGTTAAACTCTTGTCCTACAGACTGCGGAATACCAACTTTTTTAGCAAACGCAGGATTGTGCGCAATTGCTGCCATAAAATTGTGTTGTTTTTTAGATGTACTAGGCATTATTTTACAAACCTTTCAAACACGGCAACAATTAAACCGCCAAACAAAACAGCAACAACATTAACAACAGTGTGCATTGTTTTTTTGGACGCACGGTCTTCAGACAACAAACGCTGAATATCTGCTAAAGACTTCTTAACTTCTTCCATGTCTTTAATTAATTTATCCATGTCAGCCTGTAAATGCTCAATGTCATTAGCGTGGGTTGCTAATTCTCTAGCGGTTTTGATTGGGTCAATATCATTCATCTTAGCATTTCCATCGCTTTAGACTAGCCGCTTTACGTGTTGGTTTGCCGTTCTCGTCTTTCATAGGACCGGGCATACCAGACATACGAGCACAGAACGATTTTTTACGGGCACCACCCTGAGGCTGCGGAGCTTTTAAATGCGAGCCAGTAGCTGCATTATATTTAGCACGACCTTTGGCGGTAAGCCCAGCGCCCTTAGATACAGGCAGCTTTTCACCACGACCAATCGCAAGCGAAACACCTTTTTTCTTAGCCATATTGAAGAGTCTGGAAGTTAATGTTAGTTACAACAACATAAATACCGTTTTGAGCCAAAATACCTTCACCAGAAAAAATAACTTGGAACGGTTGAACGGCTGTACCGGTGTTATAGCTAGTGATAAATTTACCAGTTGAATAAACGCAAGCGGTACTAGCGGCAATAGTTCCAGAATTGATATCTGTAATCGTAAATGTATTGGCGCCGGTAACTGTAATTACGTAGTTTCCAGCAACAGCTGAAACGCCAG